TTATTAGGCAGCTTTATGCAGAAAGGCAGCTTTTTAAAATTAAGTACGCTAAAAACGCCTCTAATGACGTTTTAGAGAATATCGAAAGTATAAGGGATGAGTTATTTAAACTTACCCAAATTAAGGTTGTAGATGATTGGGCAGATATTATTGATGTTATTTTGAAGCTACATAAGCACATGGATGAAGTAAAAGGGAAGGATATTATCGGTATTCCAACAGGATTTAACCATTTTGATACGGTTACAGGCGGTTTATGTAAGTCAGATATGATAGTTATTGCAGCCCGTCCAAGTGTAGGTAAATCGGCTTTTTTGGGTTGCATTGCAGTTCACGCAGCCCAAAAAGGGTATAAGGTGGGTATTATTTCACTTGAAATGTCCGATGTTCAGTTAGGTGCAAGGATGGGTTCACTTGTTTCAGATGTTGAATTTTATAAGATTTTCAGGAATAAAATGGCTGATGATAACGAAAGGGATAAAGTTTACCATAACCTTGAAAACTTATCAAATTTACCAATAAAAATAAGCGAAAAAACAAACGTAAACATAAACGATATTAGGGCAAAGGTTGGGCAATTAATTTACAAAAATCAGTTAGATATTGTTTACATAGATTATTTACAGTTAGTTGATTCATCTTCTGATGGCAATAGAAATTATAATCGTGAACAGGAAGTAGCAAAAATGTCAAGAGGATTAAAATTAATGGCAAAGGAATTTAATATCCCCGTTGTTGTTTTAGCACAATTAAATCGTGAAGCAGAAAAGTTGGCAGATAAGAAACCACAACTTCACCACCTTAGAGAAAGTGGGGCAATAGAACAGGATGCTGATATGGTTGTGTTTTTACATAGAGATTTTCAAAGCGGTATTGACAAAGATAGTACAGGTAATACAACAGAATTTGAAGCAGATTTAATAGTTGCAAAGGGAAGAAATATAGAAAAGCCAAGTATTAAAATAGGGTTTAATGGTGCTAAGATGAAATTTTATGACTTGCCAACAATACCAAACTTTCAACAAACAAATAATTTAACTTATAGAAATTATACAGATACAGACGATGAAAAACCATTTTAAGCCAAGTAAAGAAACATCACAAGTAAAATTAAGAAAGAGAATATTTAAACAAAAGTTTAACGGGTATAATCATAGAGAATTAGCAAGTGAACTAAACATAACTTTATCTTTGTCTTATTACTATGCGTACTCAATGAAAATATCTAAGAAACATATAAGCTACTGATTTATGGGTAAAAGAGTAATAACATTTGATATTGATAAAAAGATTAGGGTATTAGCATTGACAGATACTATACCTAAAATGTCAAAAGAATTAGGTATTAATTATAGAACTATTCAAAAGTTTTGTGAAAGAAATTTTATTAAAACAATAGAAGTAAACCCTAAAAATAAAGAATTAAGTACAGGACATGAATATACAAAATATAAAAGAGTAGTTGAATTAATAAATGCAGCACCTGATGATAAAAAATTATTCATGGGATTAATGCGACAAATAGCTACTATTAAAAATGAAGATTACGAACAAAGAGCATTTAATTTACTTGTAAAAAAAGCACAAAAAAACAGCTAAACTAAACACTTTAACATAATCTTTGCAAAACGATATTTAATTTTACGGTATGAATAAAGAATATTTAAAGTTTTTAGAAACAAAACAAAAAAATCATGTTTATAGTGGATTTGATATTGATGAAAGTGAATTAAATGATATGTTGTTTCCGTTTCAAAAGTTTTGCGTTAAACGTGCTTTAAAAGCGGGTAAATATGCTTTCTTTCAGGATTGCGGATTAGGTAAAACTTGCCAACAATTAGAATGGGCTAAACACGTTAATAAAAAAACAAATAAACCTGTATTAATTTTAGCACCATTAGCTGTAAGTGGGCAAACAATTAAAGAGGGTAAAAAATTTCATATAGATGTTTGTAAATATGACGGAAGCAATGCGCCAATACAAATATCAAATTACGAACAATTAGAAAACATTGATACTACTATTTTTGGAGGTATTGTACTTGATGAATCAAGTATCCTTAAAAATTTTGAAGGTGCTACAAAGAAATTAATTTTAGATTTATTTAAAAATACTCCATACAAATTAGCTTGTACTGCAACACCGTCACCTAACGATCCGATGGAATTAGGCAACCATTCTGAATTTTTAGATGTAATGAGTAGAAATGAAATGCTTGCAATGTATTTTGTTCATGATGGCGGTGAAACAGGAAAGTGGAGATTAAAAGGTCATGCGGTTAAATTGTTTTATCAATTCATAGGTACATGGGCTATTATGCTGAATAAACCTGATGATATTTGTTTTACAATGGATGGGTATAATTTGCCGTCATTAAATTTAGTTGAAAAACAAATAGCTACAACACAAAGGGATAATGGAAGATTGTTTAATGATGCTGCAATTTCAGCAACAAATTTTAATCAAGAATTAAGACTTACACGAAAAGAAAGATTGGCACAAGTTGTACAAATAGTAAATAGCAGACCAGATGAAAACTTTATTATTTGGATAAAGCAAAATGAAGAAGGCGAAATTTTACGAAAAATGCTACCTGACGCTATTGAAGTAAAAGGAAGTGATAGTAATGAATGGAAAGAAAAACACTTATTAGGTTTTGCAGATAATCAATTCCGTATCTTAATTTCCAAAACTAAAATCGCATCATTTGGAATGAATTATCAGAATTGTAGAAATCAAATATTTGCTTCATTAGATTTTAGTTTTGAGGGATTGTACCAAGCTATTAGGCGTTCTTATCGTTTCGGACAAACAAATGAAGTAAATATATTCTTAATTACTACAGATACAATGAGTAATGTAAAACAGTCTATTGATAATAAACAAAAACAATTTGAAGTAATGCAGGATGAAATGTCAAAAGCAATTAACGCTAACTTAAATAATAAATTAATGAAAAAATCCGATTACGATACAGAAGAAGTTAAAAACGAATGGTATAAAATTAAACGTGGTGATTGTGTTCAACTTATTTCTGAATTAGAAAATGAAAGTATAGGGTTATCGGTATTTAGTCCACCATTCGCCGACCTTTACACATACAGTTCTCATTTAGAGGATATGGGTAATTCAAAAGATTATAACGAGTTCTTAACACAATTTAGTTATTTAATTAAGGAACTTCACAGAGTAATGATGCAAGGTAGAAATGTATGTGTTCATTGTATGGATTTACCTATTCAAAAAGGTAAACATGGTTTTATTGGTTTGCGTGATTTTAGTGGGTTGCTTTTGAAAGCATTTGAAGATGCAGGATTTATTTATGCAAGTCGTGTAACCATTTGGAAAGACCCTGTTGTAGAAATGCAGAGAACAAAAGCATTAGGGTTACTACATAAGCAGATTAAAAAAGATAGTACAATGTCAAGAGTCGGTATTCCTGATTATGTAATGATATTTAGAAAAGATGGCGAAAGAAATAATCCTGTAACAAATACCGATTTACCCGTTGATTTGTGGCAAAAATATGCAAGCCCTGTTTGGATGGATATTGATTATGGTAATACATTGCAAGGTTATAGAAATGGTCGTGATGAAAATGATGAAAAACATATTTGCCCTTTACAATTAGATACCATTGAAAGATTAATACACTTATACACAAACAAAGGAGATGTTGTATTTACACCATTTATGGGTATTGGTAGTGAAGTATTCCAATCGGTAAAAATGGAACGTAGAGCAATAGGATTTGAATTAAAAGAAAGTTATTTTGATCTTGCAAAGAAAAATTTACAATCCGTACTTGAAACCAAAAAACAAATAACATTAATATAAACTATGTGGATAGAACAAAAGACAAGAAAGAAAAGAATATATCCAAGACGAGAACTAAAAGATAATGAGAAACAGTTATTAATTAATAGTCATGGTGTACTAAGTTATAGAGAATTAGAACCATACTTAAAAGCATCTCACATGACTATTAGAAGTTGGTATATTGAATTGGGATTAGTAAAAAGTAAACCAAAAACTGAACAAAAAGAACAAACAATATTCAAAGTAAATAAACATCAAAATTGGATAGTATGACAGCGAAAGCAATGTTAGCAGCTACCTTTCTTTCAGGAAAGATTGTAAGTAATAAAAATTGTTATTTTGAATTAGGATTAACAAATTGTAGTAGGGAAGTAATTAGAATGATTGAAAGTCCCGAAACAGGATTTGGAGTTACTATTTCAAGAGTTCGTGTAGATGCTGAAAGTAGATGGGGTAAATCAATTTATTATTTCCAATACAGATTAAATAAGTCAATGGAACAAAATAAAGACGGTATTAGAAAGATGTGTGAATATGTAAAGAAAAACATTCCGCAAAATCCAAAGACAGACAAAGAATTTAAAATAGCAAAAGAACTTAACCAAATACTTTCAGCTTACCAAAACTAAATCCAAAATGATAATCAATACTGAATTACCAAAGGACTTAAACGAAAGACCATTAAAGGAACAAGAAAAAATACTTGCAGGAATCTATATGAAAATCGGACTTGCAGAAAAGATAGTATTCGAT